TATAAGCATCGCTACCCACAAGATTACGAACGCGTCTTCCAAAGTTAACTGCAAGGTCAGCTGTATGAGATGCCATAATAATTTTCTTGTCTGGGAACTTACCCAAAAACCAAGCCGGTGCAAGATATGAGATGAGTTCGGATTTTCCGTGTCGCGGAGCAATATTAACAATAACTCGTTTCTTTTTCCCGTTAGCAATGTCTTCAAAAATTTGAGCAAGCCTTCTATGATGTGCGCCAACTTTGTAACCAGGATATACATGATCGATAAATTCCAAAAAAGTTTTTTGTCTTATTTCTACTGCTCTTGTTTTTTCTAACTCATCTAATTCAACTAAGAGTTGTCTTTGCTCTGCTGGTGGAAGCAAGCTTATATTATCTAGTGCTTTTTGTAAATCAGCTTCGCTGAATCCTGAAATATCTAATCCCATATTTAAATATCAGGTGTTACATCTTTAGCATCAATAATTTCAAAGGTAGTATCTACCGCTGAAGCCTGACCTAATATTTTATAAAGCTTTGATTTAATTTGAGTTTCTAAATCTTCAGGACTTAAATTTTTAACTGTAATTTCTGTCTTTTCAGAAAACAAACCTACATCACTTATCTTACCTAGCAACTCTAGAGCTTTTAATCTATGTCTTGGATCTGATAATCCTGAATCTTCTATAAGTTTATTCGTAACAAACCGTCTTAATTGAACAGCTTCTTCTACAACTTGGTGATCATAATCTGCCAACATAGAAAATAAATGCTGAACTGTTGCAGGTGTATTCAAAGATTTGGTTGTGGCTGCATTTAATGGTGGTGTTACGTCAGGATCCGTAAATTTTTTAAATATTTCTTCTGCTTTTTGCTTTTCTTCAGTAGAAATTATAGGATCTGCACCTGCATCAAGTAATACTTTAGCAGTGTTAGCAGAAATTTGAACTTTTGTGTTCAATGTTGTAGGTTCTTCCGCATCAAAATTGTCAGGAAGGGGCTTATTCGCAGTTGGAATGATTGTTATTGCCATAAAATGTCGCTGTTTACATCCTAGAATTATTTTTGCAGCTGTTGGAGCAAACTATATATGAAAAGATTATATAAATCAAGCACATTTTTAGTATAATGTAGACATGAAAGACTTTCTTACATTACTTATTACAGCAATTGTTCTATGGTGGGTAACTTCCTGGATTGATAATGCTTATGCGGCAGAAAAAATTGCTGATGTAATGATTATGGAAACCGAAGTAGGGGAAATTGTTTTAACCGTAGAGGCATGTTCTCCTGAATTAAAAGCCAAAGGGTTTGATTGGTATGGACATTCAGAAGATAAAGTAAATAAAATTCTACATCCTGGTTGTTGGGCTACCGAGCAAGACAAAGTGCTTATATACTTTCCTGAAATAGATCAAACAGCTGTCTATAATAAAAGTCAATTTCATCCTAGACTAAAACTTAAACCTACGTTATGAAAACTACGTTATCTAAGAAAAACTTAGAAATACTTTATAACATGGCTTGCCAGATGGCTCCTTTCAATACTCTTCCTATGCCTAAGTCTCATAAGGTTAAGTTCAAAGTCATAAAGAATCCTAATATCTACGGTTGCTTTGATGAGCATGAGATGGAAATTCAAATTAGTTCTAACGCTTGTGGTCATTTCACCACTATATTTCAAACCCTTCTCCATGAGATGGTGCATCTAGCTCTATATGTTCGGGGTGATGAGGACTTCCATGAGCATGGCCCTAAGTTTCTCCGCATTAAAAACGTCTACTCCGAGTTATACAACTTCGATCCTAAAGCAATCTAGTCCGTTTTTTAAATTTTTTATATAAAAATTTTTTCAATACCCCTTTTTAAAAGAGACCGGGGGTGTTTCCAATATTTTAAAAATACCATATCGTTTATGTAATTCTCACTGTATTCGCGTAGGTGGGACTCCTTTTTAAAAATGGGGTTATAGGGGTGTAGTAGGGGTTAAAGTGTTAAAAACTTGACATTGTAAACTAACTATGCCATAATACGCTTATGGATTGAGTTATCTATCAATTCATAAATGCGACAAAGCAATTAATTAATTGGATTGTCGTTAACTTAAATAAACTTATGAGGATATAACAAAATGAAACAAGAAAATCAAAATGTAATAGAGTTAGAATTATCAAGTGTTCAGGTTGAAAAGCTAGACCATATAACAAGTGCTATCGAAAGTGTGTTAGATATGGACAATATCTACACAAAAGACAGAGCAAAATTAGTTGACTTCGTTGTCGTTAAGGTTGCGGATTTGTTAGGGGTTGAGCCATCATATAAGTTATGGGGTTTAGTCCATGATTACATTCAAACGGCAATTTGCAAGGCGCGTGGTATGAGTGATGAGAGTTTCAATAACAATATCTGGTCTATGATTACAAAAAGATTAGAGTTAGATTTTGCTTTAGTTAAGCCAGAAAGCGCGAACCCAGAAAGCATAGCAAGAAACGCGCAAAGAAAAGCAAAGCAAGAAAAGATTGACGCGCTAACCGATAAGCAATTGAAAGCGCAGGGCATGTTAGTTGAATTAGCAAAGCGTGAAGAAAAGCGTTTAGAAAATGCTAACAAGCTCATTGAAAAAGCCAAAAAAGATTTTGGCGTGAAGTTTACAGCGTCAATGAAAGAACTAGCAAAAAATGAGTATGATTTTGCTATGTATATCGATAAAAATCTTAACGCTATGAGAAAAGATTTTGAAGCGCAAAAATAACTAAGTTAACTTAGTTAACTAAGCCCTGTATTTATACAGGGCTTTTTTTTGTCCCGACATTTAGCCATGAAGGGACTTGATGACCGTTATATAAAGAGTTAGCGAGTGAGGACAAAGTTAACTTTGTGGCGACAAAACAATCAATAAATAGGTTTGTCGGGGTGTTTTAATTGTGACAATTTGATGACGCAATTTTACACGACAAAGGGGTAATTTTACAAGGTCTGTAAAATTACTGAATAATCAATGACTTAGAATAACCCTACAAAATGTAGGGTGTATAATTACTGTATAATCAAGGACTTACAAAAGCAGGGTATAAAAACAAATATCTATATAAATCAATAACTTAACCTAATTTTACAATTTTACATGAGAAAGTGAAAATTACCTCGCTGGGAAAATTTATTTCTACTTTTTTAACTTTGTGGCTAGTCTGTTTTTATTTTTATTTGCCTTTATTCCCCAAGGCGCGCAAGTGCCAAAAGCGTGTAAAATTGTAAAATTACTGGATAATCAAGGACTTAGCGTGTAAATTAGATATTTACAATGTAAAGACTTCTGTATAATTACTTTATAATCAAGGACTTGGAGTGTAAAAATACCCCACAAAGTTAACAATGTAAACTTATCTTTTCCTTATAAATCAAGGACTTGATAATTTTACACAACAATGTAAACTTTCGCTTATTTCTTGACAATGTTAACTTTGTGGCAATCCATCAGCCTTTCTCCCAAAATCAAACACCTATCGTTGTATTTATAGGTGATGATAAATACCCGACAAAAAGCTAGAAAAAACCACATGACCGTCCCTCCCGAGCAGTCGGGGAGTGCCATATTTTTAGGACATGGAACTTGACAATGTTAAGCGTCTATGCTATACTTTTAAAACTACATAGACATATGTAGAGTTTATATCAACCGACAATCCAATCAGTTAATTGGGTTGTCTTAACTTGAGGAGTTTATGATGAACCAAAAAGAAAAACAAGCAATGATTAAAGACATGGATGATGAAGCTGCGTTTATATGGGATATATTTTTCCCTTATTGCAAATCATTCTATGCCGAGGGTGGTGTATATGGTGACGAAGTTAACGCATCTGAAGCTGAGATTGAAATGGCAATACTTGATGTCCTTGATGAAATAGGGTATGACTTTCAAGGCGATAGTGTTGACAGAGAAAAGGTTAGAAGTAATATTGAACGCAATCGACTAGACAATAACTCACGCATGATATACCGAGCCGTTTATCAAATGATGGAGCATGACCTAGTTAAAGAGAAGGAGTTAGCATGGTGAGTAATTTTGATTGGTATGTAATGGGGGGTTGCCTTGTTTTATTAGGCATCTATATATTATTAGTATGGTTTGACAAGGGAGAAACAAAATGAGTGATATTACTTATTTAGCAATACAAGCAGTTATACTTATATGTTATGCAAGTTATATTGCCTATAGGGCAGGCAAAGCACATGGGCATAGAGATTTAGAGACAACCCTATTAAACGATAGGAAAGTCGCTGAGTTTTATCTTAACTTAAAAAAGGGAGAACGAAATGAGTGATATTGAGGAATGGCGAACTCATTTTGATAAGCACTTTGAAAAAAAGATAGTAGATGGTGTAAAGGTTACATCACCTATTATTAATGAAATAAACCATGAGCATATTAAAAATTTTTTATTAGAGATGATGCTTACTAATGATTGGGACTCATTAGAATGGAATTTTAATGTGCATGATGATAAAGGTAATACATTAAGATTTCCCACGTGGATGCGTAAACAACGCTACTTACAAACAGCAAAAAACAAAGCTTATAAGTTTGAAGTATCGCCTAAAGGTAAGAAATTTTTAAAACAATACGAGGAGAAATAACATGGAACAGAACATTAACCTAGTTAACAAAGTTAACGAAGCTAACCATACCTACCGAGATATGCGTATCAAAGCTAGACGCCGTATCAATAGACGCGCTAGTTTTTACGAGATAGAACGCAAAGCGCAAGAACGAGCAATCCAAAAGTCGCTAGGGGTAGAGAGTTACTTTGGCGATAGAGAAACGATTACTTGGGGTGTAATTGCAGCAGTATTCTACATCATGGTAGCATGTTTAATTTGGCTAACGCTATGACTAAACATCAAGTCAGGGAGTA